GTTGAACTCAGGATCACTATAGGCATAATAAGTTGTAGCTGCACTATAGTCATTCCAAACTCGTACTCGTCTCCAAGAAACATTTGTATCACTGGGATCGTCAGAAGTATCACTTACACACTGCCAATACCCTGTAATACTAGAAAATCCCGAATCAAAGTTTCCATTTGTATCATATCTCTTAAAATTGGGACTAGAATCTACAAATGAATAATAATTATTTGCTGTTGCACTCGTAGACCCCGAAGTAAAAGTATTGATGGTAGTATTTGCCTGGTCTATAATATATTCATCTTTTTTAGAAACATAAACGTATTCGTCTTTATAAGCGCCTTGATTATGCCAAATGCAACCGCCAAGTTTATCTTCTTCATTCAGATTAGGGGAAGCTCCTGTATATTTCCAAGGGCACCCGCCCCCTAAAACTTGTCTACGAGGAAGCTGAACACTAATAAGATCAAAAGGAGCTGCCAATTCAAAAGAGACAGAAACAATACTTCTGTCCATAATTCTGTCAATAATATAAGTTGTTTTTGGATACTCTACAGCGGGAAAAGTATCTCCACTTTCTCCCACAAGATATTTTTTCATAGTAATTCTACGAGTAACTCTTCTGCCAATTAAATCTTCAAAATTAATTCCAATAGCATCAGCAAATACGCTAGAAACATTTCCTACTGTGAGAGTAGGTCTAGAATAAGCGCCCTCGGAACTTATATCAAATCCATCTGCCTGAATAGGCAAAGACTCATAAGTATTAATATTATTTGAAGCATCCCTAAATTGAACACTACCAGAATCATAGCTTGAAGTGAAGTACGCAAAACTTCCGTCTGCGTACTCCAAATCAAAAAGAACAACAAGCTCAGAGCCAGGATCTTGTTTCTGTACAACTTCAATAATTTCACTCATGGCTCATAAACTCTCTTAAATTGTGCAGTGCAAGAATAATAGTCGTCATAGTCATAAGAGATAGAATAATCTTCACAAATTACTTTAATTGTAGTTTCGTTTCCACTTCCATTCGTATCAGGAATAGTGAACGAAAAATTTGTAACACCTTTTTTATCATCAAAAAATGCAACAATGTCATCAATTTCAGCTTTTGGACGAGTTTTAAAAGCTACACTGTAAGTCTCATCAAGAGGATTAAGACCTTGTGCAATTCTTTGCTGATAGCCGTCTCCAAAATTTGCAATATATCTCTTTGGAGAAGTTTTTCTGTTCATCGTCTTATCGGGAATGCGACGAGTAGCTGTTAAGTCAGTAAATCCAAGTGCCATTACGCTGCTCCATACGGGCTAAGCATACCGCCTGGCCGCTTCTGTCTCATTAGTTCTTGTTGCACTGCTTGTCCAATTACCTTACCAAGTCCTTGCATAGTATCACCTTGAGTAGTAACACTGCTTTGTCCATCTGCTGCAACATTCACACTGACATTCACAACATTCCCGCCGCCGCCTGCACCTTTTAACTCAACAGGAACAGAGCGATCATTTCCAAGAGGAATTACTGCCTCTCTTCCATGTAATGTAGCCATATAACCAGACTGAGGACCAGAAGCAATACCGCCAACAGCAAAAGATTTGCCAGAAGGAGACATAATGCCGCCGTATCGAGCACCGAGTCCAGGAATACCAAGTCCTGCTGATTGCAGCATTTTTAAAGCTGCTGCTTTTAGATACGCTTTTGCAAGGTCTGCAAGAAGCTGCTTCATCATATCACCAAGAGCTTGCTTCAAAGACTTTGTACCATCAAGTAGTGCGTCAAAAAGCCCACTAAAAGAACTCTCAATAGCTGCCGAAGTTTCCTGCATCATACCAAGCTCAATTCTAGCAGATACAGCGGCATTTACACTTGCTTTTAGTTTTTCTCTATCAGACTGATCAAGTTGAGAAACATCAGTTTTATTTAAATCAGCTAAAAGTTTTAATGCCTGCTGCTCATATTCTCCTCCGAGAGAAGTGCCTCCAACTAGACCCATTCCTCTACGAACATTAACTTGAGTATCTAATGCTTGTTGAGCTATTCCTTGTTGTGCAAAAAATCCTGCGCTTGTAAGAGCTTGCTCAGATTGTAGAAGTTTATTTTGGGTATCTACAAGACGCATCGTAAGTTCAATACGAGCATCTAAAGCATTCTGATATTCTGTCTCGGTGTCCTTGCCTTCGGCTCTTAACTTTTGAATTTTGTTTGCATTGTCAGCAAGCTGTTGTTCAACAAATCCTACTTCTCGTCGCTGGTACTGTATCTCCTGTTCAGCAAGACGCTGTAAACCAGCTCGAGTGCCTGTAGCTCCTCTAGTAAGAGCATCTTGTCCTCTTGCTACGGCCAGTCCCAATTTTGCTCTTGAAATTGCTCTTTGTGTTTGTAGCTCAGTATCTGCTAAATTATTTAAAAGTTTTTGCTTTTGTACCTGTCTATCTACAAGAAGAGATCTGTCTCCTTCTACCTTAAGCCGTTCTAGTGCAAGATTATAAATTTGTCTCAGATTTTCAAGTTCTTGTTCATTTGTAGTATCTTTATTAATTTGTAAGTTTCTAAAAGCTGTTTCTTTTGCGAGCTGAGCCTCTCTGAACTTTAATTTTTGCTCATCAATTTTCAGATCTTCCCGCGCATTTTTTGTTCCTACTTCATTATTTAAAGGCAAAGCCATTCTATCTCTCTCGAGACCTAACTTATCCATTTCAATATTAAAACTTTTTTCTTGAATTCTTAAAATTCCTGCGTAATTTTTTTCATAATTTTCAAGAAGTTTTTGTCGATTTTTTGCAGCTTCAGTTTGTTGCTCTTCGCTTTGTTGTAAATATTTTTGTGCTTTTATTTCTTCTTGAAGAGCACGCATTCTTTTGTTAAATCCAGAAATGAATTCTCTGTCGTCGTCGTTTCTAGGTCCACCGGCTGCTTTAATTGCATCATATCTTCTCTTATTTAGAACTCTATCTACCACACCAGTTCCAAACATATTTTTTCGCATACTTGCAATTCTTTGTTGAGAAGAAGCAATATTTTCTCTTACTATTCCTAGAGATTGTGGGTCAGCGGCAATGGACGCTCGAAGACTATTCATTGCACCTGAAAAAGAAGTAGCTAAATTAGACATAGGCATGCTAACATTAACCGCAGATCTCAAAGCATTGTTTAAAGCCTGTTGATCTTGAGCAAATTGTTTAGTTGCTTGTCCAGCTATAATGTATTTTTGTGCAAGACCATTAGCAGCTTGCATTTGTGCCTGACTGATTGTTGTTCCATTTCTAACAGCATTAATAAGCTCTTTTTCATTAACAATATTTTGTCCTAAAACATCATTTAGAGCCATTACTGATTTGACTACATTCAATGCCCCTTGCTTGTCTCCTGCTTTAATAGCAGTATTAAAATTAGCAAGAGTATTTAAAATATCAGCACTGGCGGCAGCCTGGCCCCGTTGTTCAGTAACTCCTGTCATTCCTAAAAGACCGGCGCCCTGTACTTCCCTCATTCTTTTGAGATCTTCTGTTAGATCCTGTGCTGTTTGTTTAATTTGATCTAATCTTTCTTTTAACTTAGTAGTTTCAGCGTCGGGAGGGTTGAAAAAGTCATATGTAGCTTTTCCAGCAGAAGCAATCAGTGCAACTAATCCTAACCATCCAATAGCACTCAAAGCAAGGTTAGCCGCTCGAGCAAAACCACCTACTACTTTAGTCATTCTCATAAAAAAGGCTTTATGAGCAGCTTCTCTACGAGCTAAAGAAGCCCTTTCTTCAAACTCATTCTTTTTACGAAGTCCTTCTTCCTTTCCATACGCTTTTGTAAGAAGAGCCTCCTGGTTAATAAGAAACTCTCGAAACATTGCTTGTTTTTTAGCATTATATTTTTTATCTAAAAGCTCTTGGTCTAAAAGTTGCTTCTTATAAATTGAAAGTTGTCTTTTAGAAAGAGTCTCAGAGCCTTCCCCTTTTAAACCAATACCAAGACTTTTTGCTTGAGATTGACCAGTTTTAATTAGACCGGCTCGTCCTTTACCAGAAGCAACAGAAGCTCTTTGAGCAAATAATCCTGCTTCAGCAGTTGCAAGATCTCTTGCAGCTCGTAGTTTGCCCAAACTTAGTTCTGCTTGTGCTCCCATTGCTTTAAAATCGGGAAGAATAGAACGAAGAACAGGAGCAAGACCAAGTGCAAGAGCACCTGTCAGGGCTTCAACATTATTAGAAAGAAATTTAATAGTGGGCGTAAGAAACTCTACAAGACCGACTTTAAATTCTACCATCAAGTCGTTAAATGCGGCAGAGAACTGACCGAGTGCAAAAGCGCTTGGGTCCATAATCTTTTGAATAGCACCAAACTTAGTTTCAGCTTGCCCAAGAACTTCGTTTGCAATTGCCTGAGACCTTTCAAACTGTGTAAGATCACTAACAGCTTTTCCTACACTAGTAGCGTAATTTTTCATTGCAGGGTCAAGACGAAGAACAATACCTAATTCATCAAGAAGTTCAGGCTCTGCTTTTGTAATGCCTCGTGTCAAACGGTTGAAAGAATCTGTTAGATCTCTTCCAAGAGCAAGAGAAACATCCGTTGCCGCCTTACCAATTGCTGTAAGCTGTCCGCGAGTAAGCCCGGCTGCTGTACCGATAGCCGCAGCTTGTGCAGCTTCTTCAAACGACAGCATACCTTGCGTTGCAGCTTTAATATCTTTTGTAAGAGAACGGTAGGCAACACCTGTTGCCGCAGAGAAAGCTTTCTGGCCTTCAATGAGGTTTCTTGTGTTAAATGCGGATTTAAGGAATTCGAAAGCTGCGGAAACAGCAAAGACTTGCGCAGCAAGAGTTGCATACGCAGGAACAAGGCCTCCACTAATACTTTGCGCTTGCTTTGCAAAGTTCTTAGTAGAGTTGCCAGACATTTGGGCAGTACCCTTGAGACGGCGATCTGCTTCTTGAGCATTTCTCGCCACGCTTCCAAGAGCGTCACCCGCACGCTTTGAGTTTTTCTCTAGTTTTTTGAGGCTACCACCGTCAGTAACTTCAAATTCTACAGAACCACCTTTAATTTTTTTAGCCATTAGGTTTTAGTTTTTCTGCGTTCCGCATCTTGCTTACGTTTAAGCTCTTTATTGACACTCGCCATATGATGAGCTTCTATTTGCTTCAAGAAGAGGACTACAGTTTTTCTGTCGGCTATTTCGTATACATCTAAAAGGACAGATAGCGCAGACCATTCTCTTCCCAAGTAACTGCCGCTCATTCCATCCCATTTTTCTGGAAGTAGAGAGTGCAGAAAAAGAGCCTGCTGAACTTCCATTGGAAACACCGAATCATCAGGCGGCATCTCATCTGGATCAGGCTCTTTTCCAGTTTGTTCGCAAATACTTAAATACTGATCTAGAGTAATCTTATCTTTATACTTTCGTTCAAGTAGAGATATAATTTTCTCTACTTGGGTGTTGTAAAATTTTCTAGATCGCCTACCATTTCTGTAACCCACTGATCAAAGTCGCCGGAGTTTTTCATCAGAATCTCAACGTTCTCTTCGCTGAAAGGTAGTTCATATTCTTCATCTTCAACTTCGTTTACTAGAAGAAGATGCTTCAAAAATTTAAGTTTGAGACCAGACCAACCTTTAATAACGCCAGAGGTGTACTCTTTCAAAAACTTATCGTCATCAATCTTTTCTTCAAACTGACGAGTCTTTTTATTAAAGACCTGAGAAACACAACGATTTCTCAATTTAACAAGTTCTTCTCTCGAAAGATAACAAAGCTTTACTTTGAAACCGTCTAGTCCAGGATAGTCAAATTCAACTGTCTTGCTCGGAGTCAAGAGACTCTTCAAAGAGATTTGGGGCTTTACTGCTTCTTCACTCATAAATCAATCCTTTAGAAAGTAGGGCGGACCCGAGAGCCCGCCCGTTTTCTTATGCTGCGTGTGTTGTAGATGCCGTAGAATCGGCCAAGTAAGTTACAGAGATTTCATCTGCTCCAGTAGAATCGGAAGCAGCAATGTT